TTTAAATAATTCAGCTGCTGGGATTGTCTTTTTACGGAGACGTGTGTTACGTTCTGCTTTTTCGTACAGTTCTTTAAACTTTTCTTGATCGTTAAAGAATGCATCGTACAGACCAGGAACGTCATTCGGACTGAACAATGTAATATCACCGCCAGTAATCAAACGTTCGTACATTAGCTTATTCATCTGTACGGCGTAGTCCATATTACGTACACGGTTCTCATCTATACCTTTGTTGTTTTTAAGTACTAATAGATCCTCAACTTCAAGATGCCACATTGGATAGTAAACCGTAGCTGAACCTTTACGTATTCCACCTTGGCTGCATGAGTTAACTGCGCTCTCGAAATATTTAAGGAAAGGAATTAATCCCGTGTGGTACGCATCTCCGCCCCTAATAGGACTGCCCAATGCACGAATCTTTCCTGCATTGATACCAATGCCTGCACGTTGTGAAACATACTTAACAATGGCCGACGCCGTTGCGTTTAAGCTGTCTAGGCTATCGTCTGTATCAACTAATACGCAAGAACTAAATTGGCGTTGTGATGTACGTACACCTGCCATGATAGGAGTTGGTAAACTAAACTGATGTGTGCTAATTGCATCGTAGTATTCTTTAGCCCAATTCAAACGAACTTCTTTTGGATAGTGTCCGAACAATGTTACTGCTATTAAAGCATAAGCTATCTGCGGGGTTTCGTAGATTTGTTTTGTTACTCTGTTTTGTACAAGGTACTTGCCACGCATCTGTTCCATTGCGGCATAGGTTAAATGTTCGTCGCGTTCATGCTTGATAAAATTGTTAATGGTTTCCCATTCGTCGTCATCGTATAATCCAATTAACTCTGGATCATACAAACCGAGTGCAACATTACTTTCCACTAGCTTCTTGATATGCCATGGAGTAAACGAACCATATACTTCCTTGCGGATGTGATATGCTATTAACCGTCCTGCAACAAATTGATAATTGGGAGTCTCTTCGCTAATCAAATCCGCAGCGGACTTAATTAATGTTTCCTGTATATCTGCTGTTTTGATTTTGTTGTAAAACTGTATGTGGCTTTTTATTTCTACTTCACTTGCTGAAGTGCCTGTTGTGTTCTCTGTTGCCCACAATGTTACTTTGTGTAACTTTTCAATATCGAGTGGCTCAACACGACCATTACGCTTGGTCACTAAAATCTCGCTCATCGAGGTCCTCTTATTATTATTTTATTTTACTGCTTAGGTCCGCACAATTATACGAGAACCTAATACGAAGATCTGACTGGTCGGCTGTAATTGTGCCTGGCTCATCATTTAGTGTGTACTGACCTTCGTTCACTTGTACTAATGTGTAGTTATCGGTTTGTACTATATGTAGAGAGTTTATATCTTCGTGCTGTATTAGTAGAATAGTGTAACATAATCCCAGGCATTTAGCAACGTCACAGTACGAGGTTTGGGCGAGTAGATCCCACGGGCCAGGCCAGTTATCAGAATCATTAAAATGAATAGTGTTGTTTACAATTGGTGCTTTCCACCACCAATCATGTATCAAAGTAAGGGCTTCGTCTAGCGGAAGTGTTGATGCTTCTGATCTAAGATCAGACCACTCCTTAAGAAGGTTGTCGTACGATGTATTCCACATCTTAATCTAAACGAACAATCGAATAGTTAATAGTTGCGTCGGCACCTGTGTTGGTTGCTGTAAATTGTAACTCTGTATTAGCATTGGCCCCTGAATGAATTATATCAAGTACAACACCTAAATCTGCTGACTCCTGGAACTCATCGTTATATGTAACTGTAACCGTGTTGTCCGCAATAAGTATTGATCCCATTCTAGCTTCTGTTCCGCGCTCAATATTATAATCTAGCTTGTAAGCAATAGCGTCACTACTGTCAAATTCGAATACTGATTCTGCAACTGCTGTATTATCAGTTAATACAGCTTCAATTCCGACTTGGCGTTCATATGAACCTAAGTGAATGGAATGCGTACCATCAAATGCAATGCCACCATTACCTTTAAGGTCAATACGTGGGAAAATGCTTTCGTCTTCACGTTCGAACAAATCGCCTAAGCTAACACACTGGTCTGTCTCCATATGGATGACTGGTGTTACTGCTGTTGAGCCGAGATCATTACCAACATTATAAAATACATTATAGCCTGAGCTGTTAAACAATGTGTTATGGAAATGAACCCCTTCATGTGCAATGTTATCAAATATGTTACGCGAAATAATTACGCCTGTTGGACCTGGATAGTCCATTGATATAACTTCACCAGTACCAGCACCTGCGCCTGACGCTGTAAATGTAATGCCAATGCGATTAAAGTCTGCGCCAATTGCTGTAAAGTCTGTTGTGCCGACTGATATAATTTTGTATCGTGTTGCGGCAACTGTTCCTGTTGCGTCAATAGTAGGATTATGTATGTGTACGCCTTGGTAGTGGAAATCTAAACCACTGTTCTCAAGTACCACACCCCTTGCTTCACCTGCAACTCGTAGTCCGTATGTTGTACCAAATGTATCAAGTTTGCTAATAGTAATATCATGTGTTGGAGAAACACTGCTACCAATTTCAATAGCTGATGTTGAGTATCCAATTGCGGTTGCATCTGTATTAGGTCCGCGCAACCCTAAGTAATAAAACCCGCTATTCGTAACACTATCTAGCTTCAGCGGAGTGTTTTCTTCAGTTGTGTAAACCGACATGTTAGACATTTCAATGCCAGTTGGCGCTTCAGCACCGCCTGCACCAATATCTAATCCGGTTTGTTGCAAACTATCTGATGTTTCAACAACGTGTTCTGGAACTTCTCTAACAGTTCCTGTACCGCCTGCTGCGCCAGCAGTGGCAACAAATACAACATCTACTGTATTAGATGCTGCACCAACTGTTATAAAGTTTGAACCACTAATTGTTGATATTGCGTAACGGGTTCCTACAACTATATCAACTGCATTAACAGTTACGGCGTCGTCGAAACTAATAATAGAACTTGTTAATCCTTCGCCCCATAGTTTGGCATGAGGTGGTATGTTAATAGTGCCGGTTACCTTGTACACACCTGCAGGGAAATATAAGCTACGTCTGATTTGTGGGTTTGGAAAGCGGCAAAACAATTCATATAATGCTCTGTTAATTGCGGCGGTGTCATCGTCTAGGCCGTTACCAATAGCGCCAAAGTCTTTAACACTTGCAAAGTCATCGTACTTGCTTTGTAAGCTGCGAACTACATCTTCAGTAGCGCCAGTACTTACAACATACCCAGCGTCTGCGCCTTTGTATGTATAACCAGATGATATATCTAAAATATTACTAAACTCTGTTAATATTTCTGTGTTACCAATTAGTGGTGCGCCGTCGACTATCGTACCGTTACCAATAAACAGTTTACGATCATCAAGTACCCAGCCAAATTCTGCTCCAGCTAGTTGTGGTAAGTTTTCACTTAACCCCTTTCGATGTGTTATTCTAGAAAGTTGTAAAATAGCCATTAACGGAAGCCTCCGTGGTATGTGTCCTCATCTTCTTCTTCTTCGTCCCAGTCATCGCGTTCATCGTATTCTGGTGCGAACTCACTTTCATCGTATTGTGTATCCCACATGTCTGTAGTATTTGCGGCATCCTTCATTTTGTAAATTTGTTCGATAGTCGTGTTCATCATTTCTTCAACTGCGCCGCTTTGGCCATCAGCTATGTGGCCCATAGCATGATCAAGTAACATCTGAGTAACGTTAGGACTAAGATCAACATGGCTCATTAAAAACTGTGCCACTGCTGGCCAAGAATTACCAAAGCCGTTGTTGTAATAATCGTAGTAGATTTTCATTGCGGCGCGAAAGATCTCGCCCCTTAAAGACTTAGATGGACCTGATGCTGGAACTAATTTTCCTAGTTCCTTAGCTTCGTTTTCGTACGCACCTTTGTTATCCCAGTAACGACCTTCTTGGAGTCTAGATACTGATTCCATTAAATTTTTGAGCTGAGCTTGTTCTTTCATTGCCATTCCCTATTTAAATACTATTTATGGCAATTAGGATTCAAAGTATTCTTCCACTTTTGTCCACCAGAGTTTTCGGTGCTTGTCAAATTCATCTAATTCTATGACAAATTCCTGATATGCGAAGTCCTTGCTACACATCATAATAACACCCTTGCGGATATTAGTACCGTACAGGGCGTTGTGTGCTTCGCCGTACGCTGTTAATTGCAAGAAGTAACCTTGTACACGCTCTAAAGTCTTGGGTTTGTTAGTCTGCTTAAAGTCAATAATAGCTTCAGCGCCGTTGTGTACCCCTACACAATCTGTAGTGCCTGCATAAATGTTCGGATGGCATACAGGAACTTCAGTTCCCCATATCTCATCTACATTTTTCATACCCTTGTCGATAACTATGCCTGCCATTTTATTAGCTTGCTGTGCATAAGGATTAGTGCCAGGAATTGCTAGTACGTCTGTTTTGCAATAGTCTTCTAAGTACTTGTGCATACGTGTTCCGCGATTTGCCGCTTCCATTGTTACAGCGTCGGCTCTTATTTTGCCAACGTTACGTCGCCACTGTTCCAGACCTTCACGGTCTTCTGCGGATTTTGTTTTATCTAGGATTGTTGTAACGGACGGCATAGGTAAGTATTCGTCGCTGCCTTCTAATAGGTAATGTCGTTTGCCGTTTATGTTTTGTCGTTTAAGTGATTTATATTCAAATTTCTGAGTGATCATCTGACAAGTATAACAGGTTTTGCTAATAAAATCAACTTGCTTTAGATTTGAATTCTGGGTAAAGATAATTGTGTAATGTTAAGTGGCCATTGCGATCTGGATGATAGCCGCATGTTGTAAAAAATGTATCTTTCATTTTGTCCCACGACTTGAGTTTGTTGTTAACTTCTGTAGCAATATCATTCCATTCGTCTAATAGATCCGGACGTAGTTCTTTTATTTTAATGCCTAAGTCTGGCCATCTCGGAATGTCACCGTAGATTGATGTATTGTAATCGTCTGTTAATAATCGACCCCAGCTCGGTACTGCTATTTCTAAGTTGCTAAACGTACTAAGGTCTACATTATTTAAATCACACAAACCGCCAATTAACTTTAACTTAATATTATACTCAGTCGCTAATGTGTTGGCTTGCGCTAATGAATCAGTTAACGCTTTAACTGTAGTGCCTTTAAGGGAATCGGATACTTGACAAATAGTTGACTCAACACATCTAATAGGATCAGTTACTATCCAGTAAAATGTATCAAAGTTAAAATCAAATTTTGGATCTAATCTATTTAGAAATGCTAATAGTCGAGTTAATGAGTCAGTGTTAGATGAGTTACCAGCGGATAGATTAACAACTTCGGATGATAGTGCTAGATAATTAGTAAAGCCTGGGCCAGATAATTGATATGTTTTTGACCATTCGCCAACTCCCCAGCTGTCGCCAGTTATGACTATCATAATTTAATACGTGGCTGATTGATCTATATAGGAGTTAATAGCTTTTCTTAATTGAATTACGTCTTGGCTAAGTGTAGCTACTATATCGCCCAACATCATAGCATGAGATTTAGCACGATCTGTGATGCCACCGTGCCCATGTTCAAAATCTAATCCGTCAAGTTCGATCGTTGCGTCAAGTATTGCATCACGGATACGTGACAACTTTTCTCTGTACTCCCTAACTTCGTAAGACTGACTTTCTCCAGTGTCTACTTCACTAATGGCTTCTTCTACTGGGGCAAACATTCTAGTAAGTGCTTGTCCGCGTTTTGACATACGCACCCAACCATCCTTGCAATCTTGTATTGCTGCGTCTTCGCCATGTTTCCATCGCATGTCGTGTCCCATCATGCCACCCCAGGAAATTGCTGCTTCTCTTGCTGCGTCCATAACAGTGTCAGGATTTAGACCGTGTTTGTTAATGTACTCGTCCATGTAGTCAATAACTGCTGACCAATCACTAGAACCCCAGTCACCACCAGCATAAGGATTTTCATCATCGTCGGCTTCCTCTACATGGACCAATGTCTCAGTAAATCCTGTCATCTTCATCCAAACCTTAATACTATTAAGCTCTTGCCGAGACATAGGAAACTCATTAATTATTTCTTCATCGCTTGCATTACTGTCAACCCAATCTCGCAATTCACTAAAAAACTGCATAGGAATAGCATCTAAACCGTTCGCGTCTAGATACGGTTGTATAATATCATCTGCGGCATTAGTTGAATCTTCTTCAAAACTCTTAAGGGATTCAAATAAGTTTTTAAGTTGGTCTAGTTCTTTCATTTCATAATTCCTTTCTTAGCAGAGCGTTTAGCCATATTAGCCACTACGTCTTTTGCTTTGTCTACTGACATCGCAGCAGGGTCAATATCTTGTTGCCCTTTAAAATGTATTTCGTCCGGGTTCACGTCCTTAATAACTGATTCTAGATTACCCCTTTCAGCAAGGTCAAATAATGTTTCTTTGGTTAGTGGAAGTCCCATCTTATTAATAATACTAATAAATGCGTCAGTGCTAAGTTTTGAAGGGGAATTTTTGTCTTCGGTGCGATCTGCAATTAATTGACTAATGGCTGCAATCTGTTCTTCGTTTGCAGCATCTTCTTCAGTGATCTTATTCATCAATTGACGCATATCTGGATATATAGATTCGTTTGTTATTTTGTGATCTGCTATTTCGTGTTGCTGACCACATTGCCTACATGCTTGCATTGGATAAAAATGCGGTTTATTATCCCGACTGTCACGATAAGCAAATACTTGTTTAGTTTGGCCGGGATCAATTTTGTTATGCTCACCGCATTCAGGACACTGAAATGATCCTGTTAATGCTTTGTGTTTAACTGGGTCCATCTTAACCGCCCATGTGTTCTTTAGTTGCTTTGTAGTCCTTACGCATTTTATCAATAAGTGTGTCAATAGACTCATCTGCAGATGCATACTGATCAGAACCAAATATAATTGCTAAATGTGCTAACCCGTATGATTCCCAATACGGCAACTGACTTGGATAGTAAGCTCTAATAGCATCTACTAGACGCTCTCTGGTTTCAAAAAATTCATTTTGAATCTCTTCGAGCTCTTGTATACCGTCGCGCAAGTTTTCTAATTGACTTTCCATCTCATGAAATTGACCAATTTCAGCTTCAGCTGGTGCTTCGTTAACACAAAACGGATCATCGGATTCTTCAATTGCTTTTATTTTATCAAAAGCTTCAGTTAGTATTTTGTCGCCCATCTTAACGACGCTCGCGGCCTAAGTCAACCTCTTCGTCATCTGCTTCTAGATCTAAATCAAAGTCGTCAGCGCCATCTAAGTCTAGATCCATATCCATCTCGTCGCCCATTCCTAAGTCTAGCTCGCCGCCTAGTTCATCTCCGCCTTCTAAACCATCTAAGTCTAAGTCGCCTGTACTTGCAACTTCTTGTCCAGTTAACTCTGCAACTGCATTGTTAACGTCTGACTTAGTGCCTTCAAGTGATGATGTTAGTGTATCAAGTGATCCAGTTAATGCTGTGTTAAACGCTTCTGCTGCGTCAACGCCTTGTGCGTTACGGATGCTATCGTGTAATGCTGGAAGTTCTTTGTACTTGATGTCTGCAAACTTTTCAATCATGCTTTGAATTTGATCAGCAATGTCTTGAGCTGCAATAGTAGTCTGTGCTTGGCCTATTTCATTTTCCAAAAGCTTCTTAGCTTTCTTACTTTCAACAATCTTACGCATGAAAGTCTGTGCCGTTTTTTGATTACGTAACACTGCTGTCATGCCTTCTGACAAACGTAGTGCTTTAAGTTGGTCTTCTGAAAGGTTGCCGCCTAATGCAGCAATCTTTAAGGCCTTAGTTAATAATTTGTTTTCCATTTTGGATTCCTGTATCTGTGTAGTTTTGGTTAATTCAATAGCTTGTTTATCAGCTGCTTCATTCACCATAATCAATTTCATGTAGGATGCGTTATTTTCGCTTTCATGTAAATTATGTTTTTGCTTGAACTCAACAATTAGTCGGTCTGTTTTATTGAGAAGCTGTACTGACTCTTTCAAGTTCAGATTGGCTATATTATAATCAGTGCCAAATTGGGTCTTAATCAAACTAGCGACTGCCTTAGCGTCTACTGGTCTTGTTAAATCTGTTAAATTCATGTTGACATAGTTCCTTTAATTTTATGTATTTAGCCGTTTCTATACATTTAGCTAATTGTTTCTTGTAAGACTGTCTGGAGTTAATATCCTCCATCAATCGTGCTGTTAAAATTGCATTTTCATCTGAGTTAGATACAGTATCTAGCTTATATGTTAATACATCAATATCAAACTGTTTGGCTGCTACCTTCTCATCAAACAATTGCAAGTTTTTAGTTAGATTGTATAGACCGAACTTGTGTGCTATGCACCATGCCAATGCAGTCTTAGCAGTATTGAATAGCTTATCATCAATTTTGCTTGATGTCACCTGCCACCCAAACACGGTTTCTTCGATTTTGTAATCCTTAAATGCATGATATACGCTGCCTTTTTGAATGATAATCTGTTGATCTAAATCATCTTGTGTTAACGTTTTGTTAGCTATATTGCGTAACGATTTGCTAACCTTCTTATAGTTCATAAGCATCAAACCTTATATTTTCATCGACGGCGATAAACTCATAAACATCAGTTTTTGTATGTTCTGTCAGACCCACTAGCAACGGAACATTTGTAAAATCCTCTTTAAGTAATCCTAACTTGTCTCCATCTAGCTCATACAATCCTGAGAATCCTACATCGAATTCTAATATCCACCCAGACTCAGTAACATCTGTCCGTATATTATACGGCTGAGTACGCAAGGAGATTACTTGTATAACCGTCTCCCAGTTTGTCTGCTGGCGTCGACAACGAAGCCACTCTTCCTTAGTGTAAATTATTCTTCCGTTAACTGTAGCTGGCAACAATGCTTCTTTGAAATTGCGTACCACACCAGTGTTTGTTATATCAAAGTCTGTATGTATTTTGATGTGTTGTGGCATAGCTGTATTTAACTAGCAGAAACTCAAGCCATAAAAAAGCCCCTAACTAAAGAGGCTTTTTAAACTATATTCTAAGTACTACTTAGAAGCCAGCAATATCACCAATTGTACCAGTACCGCTAAGAGCTGTTACATCTGCGCCTGAAATTACAACGTTAACTGCGGTTGTAGTATCAGCAACGAATGTACCAATTACTTCGATAGTGCAAGTTAAGCTAACTTCCTGCATAATGCCATCGAAATCAGCTTGTGAAATTGCGCCACCGCCATTTCCAACTACTTTGAAGAACAAGTCTCTGTGAACCATTTCTTCTGTGTGATAAGTACCGTTTACTTTTGTTACGCCTGCCATTTTATATTCTCCTAATTAAGTGGGTGTCTTTAAGACCCCGTTACAATTATTTATCCTTTTAACAGATTTTTACCTATGTTGTGCTCGATTTGCAGCGGTAAATTTGCTCCTAGATACTAATTTTACTAGGCCGTCTGGGTGTTTTACAACATATCCCTCGCCACCTTTCTCGCCGCCTATAGACTGTTGTACTTCTCCTGGATGAGAATCCATTTCATCTACTAGCCAATCCTTTAACTTCATAATGCCTTTAATAAGTGTCCATAATGCATGTACGCCTTTCTTATTTGCTTTTAGGTAGTTTGAAATATTAGCACGTTTATTGTCTGACAGGTTTTCTGTGTTTAACCACGCTTCAAAATCATCGCCTAGACTTTCAAGTCCTGTGTCTACACTGTTATTAATGTATTTGTAGAACAATGTATGAATGTTAGCAATACCTTTAAGGCCTGCTGGATCGAACAATGTTTTGATTTCTGCTGCATGTTTGTTAGCAAATGCTTCTAACTTATCAATTGGCTTTGTGTTAATCTTTGATGGTGCGCCCATATACGTAGGAGGAATAGCAAATACTTCATTGCCTTGCATGTGCTTAATTGCGTCCTCTACTGTATTGAACTGTTCGCCAATGTATTTGTGTAATACAATACCTGTATTACTCTGCCCGATACGTTGTCCTAGCTTCGAACCTTTGTTTACTTCATACCGTACTGTATTAGGCTGGAACACATATCCATTGCCTTCTACAGTAGGAGTGCTGTAATACATTAGATCGCCGCTCAACATGCCGCGGAATTCTGCAGGTGTTGCTTTTTGGTACTGGTCAAATATGTTCACCATACTTGAAACAAATTGTTTGCGACTGTCGTCCATTGCTGGTTTGCGACTTGAAAACATCTGTCCTAGTTGTTTAGCTGACTTAGCCCGACCATCATACCCTTTGGCTGAATAACCTGACTTGTCAGTAAGGAAGAATTGACCACTGTCGTCCCTGCCAAATACTATAGCGGGGCTGCCATCCCATTTAATGGTCGTTTCTGCCTGTGCTTTGCCCTCGGCAAATGCACGTAAAATTTTTATTGATTTGTATAATCCACCCGGACCTTCTTCTAAGACTAAGTCCTCTAAGTGATTCATATCCCTTAGCTTACCTTCATTCAAAGCGTATACAGTATATGGAGTCTCTACTATCGGCACCATATCTTGGTTAACAATTCTATCGCGTAACCGTGCAAGGAAGTATTCGTCTGAGTCGTTGGATTCGTGTACTACAGTTTCGTTCGGCAATGGCATCTGAACACCATCCTCCGCTAATATTTCTGCGGCTTCACCTACTAGTTCTTCAATCTTCTCTGGTTGGTCTTTATGCGTCGCATAAACATATTCTAAAATGCTTTCTACACTTAAATTTAATGGATCAGCTGAGTAGCCCGGTAATAGTGTTCTAACAATCTCTCTTGGATCTTTGGAAATAGTTTCGTTTGTTATGTTGTCAACAAGACCTGCATCGTGAGACCACGCCAAACCTTGTGCGCTTGCAATGCTCGCCATTACAATGTGGCGGTGCGTATCTTGAAACTTTGATTTCATTTCATTGCCTTAGACGACACTCTATAATAATCATCTTTCTCATGAGTGAATGTTAATAGTTTAGGTTCAATATCATCATCAGCAATCAATGTTTTAATGGCGGCTGCGCCTTCCTTAGGCACACGATGTAGAAACTGCCAAACACTAGCAGTAGCAACTCGATACCTGGACCATATACCATCTTTCTTAGCAAATACAATCCCGCTATCTTTAGTGATTCTATTTCCTGGCGCATAGACCTCAGCTTGGAATTGTTTTTCGCGTTCTAGATTCCAAGGCATCTCCTCATCAGCGAGTAACTCGTCCTCAATATCAAAAAAGAGATCATTGTCTTTATCTATTCCGTTTATCTCTAAATTGTGCTCGATAAATTCAGCAGCCATTCCTTTATCTCTTTTTTCAATGCCGGTATCGTATGTTCGGAAATCTTTAAGAATAGCATCTTTGATTGCTACTTTTACATCTTCTGGCTCAGCTGGCGGAACTGGCTGTTCTTCTGCTGGAGCACCTGTTGGTTTAATAACAACGTCACCGCCAGCGTTATCACTTGGATCATTAATGGCCGTATTTAATGCTTCTGCTGAGTCCTTATCAAACTCACCTTTTTCGCCTACTGCATCTACTAGTTCTTCAATTTCTTCATCAGTGAGTTTGTCTCCAACTGCATTTTTTATCTTTGCAGTTATATCATCTTTAGACATTTTAAATGGCTTTTGTGTAGCATCAAATGCCGAATTAACGATATCCGATATCTGAGAAAGTATTTGATCATTGCCTGAGATGCGTGAAGGATCTTGTATTATACTGTTCTTAAGAGTTCCCATGCTTTTTTCGAATTGTGCTTTGTTCTTGCCGGTGATATCGACCTTGGTGCTTTTTTCTATAACCGCAATGATCAATTTCTCTAGAGCTTTTTCTTTTTCTCTGCCGGCTAGTGTTTTGTCTTGTAACAATGCACCAACTTTTAATGCTAGTAGTTTCTGTACAGCATCAGCAATCCGCGGTACGTTTTTCTTTCTGGCTTTAGCTTTATTAATTTGTTGTCGGCCGACAGCTTGCGACTGGAGGAAATCACCAATCTTATTTACTAGATTTGCTTCGACTATAAACTCATTTGCTCTCATTAACCCGTCCTAAACTTCTTTTGAACTTTAACGAGTCTTTTTGTTTGATTGAATTTAATAACTTACGAGTAAGGTCTTCAACCTCCTCATTAGTGTAAGTTTCTTCCATTAAGTTTATTAAATTGATTGCACTTGCAATGATATTTTCAGCGCGAGTCTCAATTACGTATCGTGAATCACGTGCATGATGCATTAGTTCAAGTTCTTCTAAGATACTGCGAGTGTGCTTTTTCATTGTCTAAATCTCGTTATTGTATGTGTATTTATTCGTTTGAGACTATTATTTTTTAATTTTATTGAGCATAGCATTCAACTTATTCGAACCCACTTCAGCTGATACTTTACCTTCTTCTTGTGGTACGCCGCTTGTAATAGTTGATTTTGCTTTAATATCACTTAAAATATTAGATGGAGAACCACTATGGCCCATGCCGGGCTGGCCGTTGTCAACAATACGCAAAGTATCTACGTCAAAATCTAAATCAATCTTTTGTCCTACGCCTGCTGAACTACGTGTTTTCATAAGCTGTAACTGGTACTTGCCACGTTCACGCATAGCGCGTGATGTAAAGATACCAAATACATTATCAGCAGTATTAATCTTAGATATACCACCAGAGATCATGCTGTGATCGAACTCTACTTCTTCTACTGCTGACCTGTTAAGCTGCGAAGCCGTAACCATTACAACGTCAAGTTCTTTACCTAGGTTACGTATTTCTTCCGATACGTACTTGTCTTTAACAAATAGGTCACTCGGGCTAACTTTAGCAGACACAGGCATTAATAGATCTAAGTAATCGATGCACATGAAGTCAATTCTTTTGCCTGACTTAACCTGTAACTCTTTAACAAATGCGCGGATGTCGTTGATGTTGCTTTGTGCTGGGAAGTATTTAATCTGCAAGTTGCCTGCGGACTTTGCCTTCATCTTAACTTTCATTTCAACATCATCAATGTTCTTAAAGATAGCTTTGCTTGCTGTACCTGTCATCATACTGTCAAGTCGCATAGCACACAAGTCTTCACTAAGTTCAAGTGTAACAAAAATTCCGCTAAGTCCTGCTTCAACCCAATTAACTGCTAAGTTCTGCATGAACAGTGATTTACCACTACCTGACCCACCTGCGAATATTTGCAGTTCGCCCTTATTGAATCCGCCGTACAGCTTTTGATCCATTGTTGCCCAGCCAGTACTTGTTTGGCCGTTATTATCTTTAATTGATTTAAGGCGGCCTTTTGGATCTTCAAAATAGTTTATGCCCATGTCTTTTGTTAAACTAATTTGCACTGCATCTTTAACTAGTTTTTCAATTGGCTCAAAGTCGCCCAGCTCGAGTAAGTCTGCTGCTTTAAGAACTGCGCGTTCAAGCTCTTGTCGTTTTGTAAATCCTTCGAACTCCTCAAAGAACCAATCGTAATGGCCTTCGTTGATTTCCTCTGGTAATGGATCTAATTGAACTTCTGTCATTGCGCGAAGTTGCTTTAGCTCTGGCAATGTGCCGAACTTATCTGAATGCTTTTCTATAAATTCTGCTGCTGGTCTGAGATCTGGATGGAAGTTTTCAACATTAAAAATGTTTTGTATACGTACGAACGTTGTCGCATCGGCTATCATCATCTCCAGGAATAATTTTTGTATATCGTATGTGTAATCAGTCATGTATTTTCTTCGTCTTTATCTTCTTTATCTTTATCTTTTTTCTTTTAATAAGGTTGTTGAGCATAACCTTAGCTTTGACTTTACTCGATGTCTTTGTGCTAATGATACTTAGTATTGCACCAAGTTTGCCGAACTTTTTAACTGCCTCATTAATGTCATGAACATCGGCCGGCCAATTCGGTATGCTTATGCTAAACCCTGCTTCGAGTGCTTGGTTAGCTAATACAAGTCCTGCCTTGTCTTGGTCAGGTACTACAATAATTTCTTTACCTTGACGTCGAAGTATTGCTTGCTGTTGTTCACTTAATTCGTTGTGTAATACTGCTACACCGCGAATACTTATTGCATCAAACGGCCCTTCAGATACAATAATATAATCCCAATCGGATTTTTGCATCTCAAGTCCAAACACGTACCCGGGCTGTTGGTGTTCATTCAAGTATTTCGGCGCCCTGTCATCCAGGTATCGAGACGTCCATCCTACAACATCTTCACCGTACATGTAAGGAATTAAAATACGCTGCTTATTACGTCCTTGTGCTTGTGGGGTGATCTTAAAAGGATAATCATGATAATCCAACCCACGCGCATCTTTAAGATAATCAATTGCCCATTTATCACATGTCATAATACTGCGGGCTGAAGTTGGCAGCTCTTGCTTCTTAAAAAATATGTTACGTTGAATAACCTCGTTGCGTGAGTTTGTACGATCCTTAGCAATGTCGTAAATCTTCTTATTCTTTAAGCTATCTAAATTAATCTTTTGGATAGTGGCTTCGTCAACTCCCATCCACTGCAATAACTTTTTAGATTTTAAACTTAGTTGCTGCCCACTTACAAACCGTGTTTTAAATCCACAGTTGAAACAATGGTACGACCAATCACCACCATCAAGAATCAATCCGCCTCGCTTACGTTTGTCGGGTGTTTCTCCATTGTGTATACAACAGGGTGCATTGAAAGAGAACCAACCACTCGGGCTCTTCTTGGAGCGCGGCGGCAAGTACTGTAGGATGTCAATCATTCATTGAGTATAACAGAATCGATCTTGTTGATCAAGAATTCTGATAGAACCGCGTGGCCCTTTTCGTTAGGATGTTTTCTCGGAAGGAACAATGAATCTTTGCGTAGCTTATCTCGAATCACTAGCATTTCAAGTGCTGAAGATGATTCTATTAGAGTAGGAACTTTAAGTTTATGTTGCTTTGTAAGAACATTAAACTGTAGCATTTGAATATTATTTCTAGCTGCCATTCCGTCAAATGCTCTAACTATTGTATTGTAGTTAGTATTATGCCAATCTTCGCAATCCGACAATCCATAATGTAACTTATGCAAGTCGCGCCAGTGATCCATACGTGCTTCTTCGCCTTTGATATCAAAGTCTTCGTTTATCCATACTGAATGTACATAACGGTGGGCGGGGTGTTGATCACTACGTTTAGATTCTTCGTACTTAGTGTTATACCAACTCAAACGATGCTCTGAAGTTAATCCAACTATCACTAAAGATTCGGCAATGTGTTCCGGAGTGCTGTTATCAAGCCACCAATTAAAATTCCATAGCATTGATTGTAAACTGGCACCATTCCACGATAGGTTCTCGTACTCCCACTCGTAGTGGTCGGCTATTAAGCCCGGATACGAATGGTCCGATCTATACCGATCATTCTCATGACGGTAAGGCTCTAGACCTTGTTCTTCTAATACCGGATCGATTAACTCATCACCGTATGTCCAACTGCAACCAAATGAAACTAAATTCTTTATCATATATATTCCTAAGTTGCTACTATTTATTGGGTGGTATAAATGAGTGGAATTTTAGTGTGCCAATTATCTGTGTTGAATTAGTTCTATTGTGCCTGCTGTAGCTGTAATGGTAAATCTAATATAAGGATGATAACCGCTTACGTTAAAAATATGTAGATCACTTAACGTTAGTGCTTCGGTTTGAATTTCGTACCACATTCCATCTACGTCTGCTGCGCCTTCAACAACAATATCGCCGCTAAATTGATCCATGTCAATTTGGAATGTATGTAAGTCTGTATCGTCTGTATTTAAAATGCTTGTAACAACAGATGGGCCTGGTTGTCCGTCTGGAATAGTAAGTACTTCGCTTGCAATAAATGAAGGCATAATGCTGTCTACTACGTCCATAACGCCGCGACCCCCAGCGTTGTCATCTACGTAAACAGGTTCGTATGGTTTGCCGGTGGATACTTGCTCCACACTCCACCCTACTTTACCCGGAGCAATTAAATCTAACTCTTGCTCTGTAAGAACCAATTTGGTTTGCCCGCGCTCTGTATTAACCATTACTAATGGTTTTTCTAATATTAGCCTGTTACCATCATGCGATATTAATCTACACGTGAATGCTAGAGTTGCATATTCAATTAGTGATGCAGTTCCTGTTCCAGTTCCGGTGCCAGTTGCTGTAAACTCAGTGCCTATTACGCTATCTGCTGCGCCGATTAATGTAAAGTCTGTTGTGCCTGGCGTTACAATTGAATATATGTTACCAACTACAAAGGTGCCGGCTACTGCCTGCTCAAGTATCGATCTCTTATTAAGATCTACACGTTTTTGATCCTGGTTAACAAACTCTATTAGAATTTGATTGTCTGTGCCACGGTGGGCTATTAAGTTCTTTGTATACACTTGGCGGTATCTCCGGCTGAAATATTCACCGCTAGTATCCAATAGGATTACGCGGTGGCGTTGATGATATAAAAATATTTTGGTAGTCATCATAGTATAGTATTTATGATGGATTCATATGGCTGCTAGTGACTCAGCAGTATTACCAATTATTTTTTTTGGATTCAGTTATTGAATAAATAAATTGGTAATATGGAAAACACTAACTTATTTGAAAAATTAACAGAAAAATATCCATTCCTGACCGTGTGTAGGTATGCCGACGAAGAATTTGTGGGTATTATACAGAATCGGGACGGTGCTATTACCAGCCTGTGCAATTTTGGTTCTTTACCAAGTACAGAGCTTAAAGAACTGTTCCTAGCGTTAGGAGAGATATGGTGGTGGGAGTCAAACAGATCCATGCCAATTAATATATTCTTACGTCATGAATGGGCACCATTCAAACCGTATGCTAAAACTTTCACTAACAAATCACTTGAAATACTTAGTGGTCCTACTACTAGCTTAAATGAAATAGTACACAAGAAAAAGAAACGTAAATCAATTACACTTGTTCGGAAGATGGGCAATAAGAAATAACTGTTTAAATATCCTGCATCGTATCAACAATATTCATATGTAACGCGACTAACACTGCATAGCTAACTGAGTGCGATTGTTTGAATGCATATCCATCTTCAACTTTATCCCATATGGTTTCTGCCATTTCTTTCCACGGCCTACCTATTAGATGCTTCTTAGCAGGTCTTAGAGCTGCTATAAACATGGCCATGCGCGGTATAGTGTCTGGCATGCATTGTGCTATTTGTGTAGGGTAGTTCGCAATGTGTACAATCTGCTCAACAAACTCAGGTTCTTTTAAACGTTCCCACGGTGGAGTGCGGTCTAACATTTCTTTGTAGTGTTTTTCATTCTTAATGTGTTGGTAAACTGATACGTTTAAGAAGTCAATTTTAAAATAGCCGCGCTCGTCAGCTTCTTTAAAGTGCAAAGAAGAAGCATCAAGCATTGGGTCATAAGGAATGGGCTGTACATAAACGCCGCTATTGTGTCGTTCAGGTTTTTCCTTGTGTAACTTCCGCGCCGGGGTGTGCTTGATATGTTGTAATATATCAAGCCTGTTCGCAAAATCAATATCAATATCAGCTGACATCTGTACTCACTATTATTGCATTGTTTTTCATAATTGGAATATACCGTGCATAGAAAAGGCCTGTGTCTACCTCAGGTGGCCCAGACAATGTGGATAGTATCTCCCACATCAATTCTTCCTTTGTTTGTTCAGCTGAAATGTTTGCCTTCCTTCATTCGTTTAGCTACAATGTCTGTTACCTTTGATGCTTGTTTAAATGTCATATTACCGATATCAATGTTGTAAACCTTTGGCTTGTTATCATCATTTAATCTCGCCCATGTCTTTTCTTCTTCGGTGAGGCTGTTGAAAATACGTTCTTCCTTTTCCCACGGCAACTCAGGTAACTCCACTACGAATGCACTATAAATCTTATCAAATATTTTTTTACCAACCTGCTGCATCTAACATCTCCTCAACGTACTTAACGTCTGCTACCTTCTTTTCAAATATCGGTTGCCAGTGATCTGGATCAATTACGGACCAAATCATTTGCATTTGTTCTGATGACAATTTTGCCAAAAACTCTTGTCCGCTTACTGATTGGTAAACTATCCACGGACTTACCTTACCTGTTATTATAGCATGGCATAATCTATTTTCACTACCATAACGCATAATATCTTCTGGGCGCATATCCTTTTCTTCACCCCATTCCAAACTGTACTCTACTGCCCGTGTTAATGCATCATTAACATTTTCAGTTCTTAATGCTGTATCAAGGAATTGTGTGTACGTTGCATCTGTTGCCCACTTGTCCAATTTGATACCGGACGAAACAATCCAATCTATGTACCGGTCAATCTTAATGCACTTTGTATTAATGCAGTAGTTACCAAACTTTACAAATGCAGTGTAATACGGACTAGTCGCAAAGTCTTCAAACGTTCTAGTTTTAGTTCTGTCTTGTGCATACTGATAGAACTTAACATACGTGTGCATACCAAGTGTCACACCTTTCTCGTCTTTGGCATTCCACCTGCGTTTTTGCTCACAGATATGTATCAGGAGCGTTCGCTCACTCTTAAAGTCTTTGTGACAATACTGACATGTCAGTGTGTCTGTTTTCTCTGTGGTCTTTAACATAAAATCTTATTTGTGTTAATGTAGTCTACTAGAAATTTGTTTAAATGTCTATGTTCGCCTGTTGCTGGGTGCCGACTTAAGAATGGAATATTCTGCCTTATGTCCTCTGGATCAGACTTAACCCCTTGCTCGTGTTGCCATGGTATAGATAACCAATGCAGGTTCTGAATAATCTCAGCATTATAATTGTCAAGGAATTTAATATCGGTTGGGTCTAAGAGCAGCGCCTCCCTTAAGAGTTCTTCAGCTGAGTTAAAAACTACAATTTTATGCCCGCGTGATTTTACACTGTCAATCATCATAGCCAATTGTAGGTACAAGGCGTATATATGTTCTTTTACACTATTGATAGTGTATTGCAAATGAAGATCCACATATTTTGATAAGTCGATTACACACTCATCATATTCTCTAGAATCTAATGGAGTTGCATTTCCAAATGATCCCCATTTCTCGTTATTTCGTTTTTTAAGTATAGGCAATTCAAATCGATTTAAGTATGTTGTACTAACAATATACAATGTCGGTTCGGTTGCCTGCATACTATCAGCTACTGTTAATCTGATTATAGCACTGTTGGATAAACCGTCCATAGCGTGAGTGCCCCTATTTGTGATTCCCAATCTAGTAGCTAAATCTTTAACGCCGTGCCCGTCAGCATGATGTTTCATGTAACTACAACCACATGTTACAATTTTACTAACTTTCTCCGTGGTCTTTGACATATTGGTTTAATTCTTTCTTAGTTGTTAACGTGCTTAATACATCTATGTCAGCTTCTTTCATTGTTGGAAATAATTCAAGTAGTTGTTTCTTAATTGGAGCGGAAACATTTTTAGGTTTGGGTTTGCCTTTAATCCATCTGTGATTCTGAGATCCAGAACCGGGACTAATCGTAGTAAGCATCAACCACTGTAACTTAGGATGTTTACTAAGATCAAACATGTGCTTATTGGCATAGTAGTTGGTTGCTTCTATATAATATTTTTCCATCTCACTGTTGGAAATTTCTGGATGGTTGCTGCCGTAAACTGATGCACTGTACTTCAACATCATGAATGAGCTGAACTTTTTCTTTAACTCAGCAGACAAGTTATCATAAAAGTTTCTGTCTTTGCGATCTATTGCAGGTAGTATTTGGTTTAGTGGTATCTGTGGTGCTGCCATTATCTTACCATAAGTTATTGTAGTCAATCACTTCGCAGTTACGCGAAATCTCTTTAATGAAGTAAACACACTTTGGGTTCGGTCCTTCTTCTAATGGAACTGCAAGGAACTGGCCGTTCTTTAGTTTAGGTGCGTACCAGTTAACTTCACTGTATACATCTAGAATTTCAATTAACTCAAATGTTGGGCTGAACGCAGATAAGCTGTTAAACTGAAATGCTTTAAAGTCTCTGTCATTAATAGAAGTTAGCGGCAGTGTTTCTAAGTCGCCTACTTCATCCTCGCCAATTATAATTTCCCAATCAACAGGCATCTTAATTTTATGATCGCCTATCTTTAATACTAGTGCTGGACTAGTAAAACTCTCAAGAAAGATTAACGGAATGTACATAAAGTCTGGATCAGCTGGGTTGCTATTATCAAGTATAGCAAACCTCATGTCGTCTATCTCTTCCGGAAGTGTGTTAAGTTCAAAACTTGTATCGTCTAGTGTGTGTATTCTCATATTATTATATAGCCTTTAGCTGTTCTTCGCCTAGTTTTTCATTACATAAAACGTAACTAGTTCATTCTCTACTTTAAGTAGTTCGTTACTGTACCGTAACTTTCCTTTTTTAGCTGCATCTGTCTTTGCATTAACTTTTGCAATGCGTACCATCTTAGGTGTTAGCCTAAGCACTCGGTACAATGCAAGTTCATGGCCTTGTCCGCCAACAACATAGTCACCTGCTCCAATTGTCTGCCCGAAGAAGTCTAGTGGTGAGTCTTTTATTGATTTCATTCCGCCTGCTGGCATTATTTACATCCGTGCTTTAGCTTCCAAAAGGTCGCTTTTGAGTTGCTCAAAAATACCATGAACTCATATGCTACTATCTGGGCATTAGTATCTATGCGACGATGTATGTAGTATTGCTTATTCATTGAATTATCTATTGCCCAGCGAGGTGAGGGTTGATTCACCATATGGTCAATGAGTTCATGTTCTTTTGGCACAACCCCGCCGGGCAGACACATAAATGATTGACTGTAAACTGTTATCATTGGATAATAATTAGATGCCATTGTATTTCAATTTCCAAAAAGTAACATGTTCTTCTTTCATGTATACAGAGAACCTAAACCGTGTACTGGTTAAACTTGCATCCTCACTCCGTAGTACATATAATCCATCAAATGAATTGTCAATAGCCCATGCAACCGTTGGATGGCACTGTATATCTTTAATGAATGCAATCTCACTCGGACTAAATTTTGGATGAGCGTAGCCGTGATCATTAGCCATTGCTGTGCTGTCAATACTGTCTGTCCAAACTGTTATCAGCCTATAACACTTTTGCTCGATTGCTAGTTGATCATCTAAACGCATACAATCAAATCTATATCGCGCTTGTTCCATATGTTCCATTACCGGTACTGCTATAAAGTCAGGTATCGATCTGTTAATTTCTTCTATTACTATATCGTCGGATCTGGTATCAATCCGCATCACGTCCGACCCAAACGTATAATGACCCATTATTGCCAATGTATCTTCTCTACTTTAAATGGATACTCGGCTTCCCTGTAAAACTGTTTACGTTTTGTAAGGTGTCGTTTTGAAAACTTACAATTGCTAGTAATATCGTAAACGTCTGCATAATCTTTGTCATCAGCTACACGTAGACTACGCCCGATACTTTGTATTACACGTACAAACGACTTACCTGGTTCAATTAGCACAAGGTTAAAGATACGCGGTATATTAAGCCCTACGGCTGCTACACCGTACGTTGCAATGATGATCTTATCATCCTTATCTGCTACTTCGTCGTACTCTGTTTTGCGATCTGTTACTTTTACTTTGCCTGTAACTACCGATGCACGGTCTGGTGGTAGTCGTAATGCTAACTCAGTTGCCGCGCTTACTCTGTCCACAAGTACTAATGTGTTGCCAGTTAATGATTGGCTTATAATCATTTCTGCAATATGATCCAACCTGTCGCCATCACTTAGAAGCCATTTAAGTTCTGCTTGGTAGTTGCCTAGGTCCCGGTTGTCCTGTAGCTGCTTAATGTGTACGTGGCAGTTAGCAAGTAACCCTTTCTTCTGTAGCTCTGCTGCTGACACTCGCCCTACTACCTTGCCAATAGTACATTCAATTGTCTTATATTCAAATGCTTCTTTTGGTACTGTGCCTGTCAGGCCCCACCTTAACGGTATGTGCGACATTGGTCCAGTAAGCATTGCCTTAAGAGCGTCTGCCTTAGCACTATGCACTTCATCAACAATAACACACTTAACACCATCTACAAATTCGTCAAATGTAAGTAGAGCTTTTCCATTCTTGCTATCTTTATATAATTGATTAAGACTTTGCCATGTGCAAATTGTATGCGTCTTGTTCCATTCCTTTCTGCCGCCGTAGTACACACCAACGTCTAGCCCCATGTTAATGTAGTCTTCTTCTGTTTGCGTTACTAAGGACTTGTTAGGCACGATAACAATACTTCTTCCATACGACTCTGCGAATAAACTAAGTGCGGCTGTTATAATTGTCTTGCCTGCACCGGTAGCGATTTCCTGCATACACTGTGGATTTTCGAGATAGTTGTTTATGGAAGTTACTTGGTGGTCGTTTAATAAAATAGGTTCTCCTGCGAACCTATGTCCTTCCGGCCATGTAATATGGTTGAATGTGTTTACATCTACTTTTGGAAATTCAAAGTACGAACTGTAGTTACGACGATCGTCTAACTGTACATCATATCCTTCATCTATTAGTATAGGAAGGATCTCATCAAGTAGGTTTATATACGTGCCGCCGCCAAGTTGGAAGAACGCGACCTTACCATCCCACCTTCCTAATTTAAAAGAAGGCATGTGTCTAGCATAAGGCACTAGGAACTTGAATTTTTTTACTAGTTTTTGTCTTGTAGTTAAATCGAGATTTTGTATTTTACAGTTGACTTCATCTTTGATTAGTATTGTTGCTGTTGTCACGTTTTCCCTGCAATTGAAAGATATATTACTTTGTCTGCTACTAGAGCAAACTGACCAATCTTGTCCTGTTGACGGTACAAGTTGGCAATGGGTGTTGTCGATATTAATGTATTATACCCTGACGCTAACAATTTGTCAACCGTATCGGCTTCCCACGGTGTGTTGTTATCAAAACGTTTAACGTTGGCATCCCAGTTTTCAATTTCCGCTAAGTCTGAAAATTCTTCTGGTATTGGTCTAGTAGACTTATCCCAGCCGGTATTTTCTGTGTAAAAGATTACCTTGCGTCCACTGTCTTTAATGTAATGTCGTAGTGTATCAACATCCGATGCAACTATAACATCATGCTTGGTACCAGACGAAACACTGTTAACGTACTGTGCAATGTAAGCCACTGTGTCTGGGCCAGCAAGTCAAAGTTTCGTTA